CTGGCTGTATGATGTCATCGTTTCCGACGAAGACGAGGCCGGGTGGTTTGGCGGCGTCTCGCCGCATGCGTTTATCAGCGCGCTCAAGGCCACCAGCGGGCCGGTCACGCTTCGCATCAATTCGCCGGGCGGTTCGGTGTTTGGCGCGCAGGCGATGGTCGCGGCGATGCGGGAGCATGGCGAGCCGATCACCGCCCGCGTCGATAGCCTTGCAGCGTCGGCTGCGTCAGTGATCGCGTCCGAGGCGGCAGCTCTGGAAATGGCGCCCGGCTCAATGCTGATGATCCATCGCGCGTCCGGCTTGGCGCTCGGCAATGCCGAGGACATGCTGGGTATGGCTGCGCTGCTGGAGAAGATTGACGGGCAGATTGCTGCCACCTACGCGCGGCGCGCGGGCGGCGATGCTGCGGACTTCCTCGAGCTGATGGCGGCCGAAACGTGGTTTACCGCCGAGGAAGCTGTTGGCTCAAAGCTGGCCGACCGGCTCGTTAACGAGAATAAGCAGCGCCCTGCGGCGCATTGGGATCTGAGCGCCTACGCTAAGGCGCCAGTTAAGCCAGAGCCGGTCCCAGTTCCGGCCAACGATATGCGGGACCAGTTGCGGCGGCGCCTCGCCGTGCGGCTGGCCGCTTCTCTGATCTGAGCGCAGCCGCGCGTCAGATAGCCCGGCCGGGGCATTTCGGCCTTCCTGAAAGGAAACCTCATCATGGCCATTCAGGCCCTGCGTGAGCAGCGCGCGGCTGTCGCCAAGTCGCTGCATGAACTTGTTGCCAAGACCGAGTGGAACGAGGCTGCGGATCAGCCGATCTATGACGCGGGCATGGCGCAGATCGACGAAATTGACGCCAAGATCAAGCGCATCGTGGACGCGAACGAGAAGATTGCGGCCGAAACCCGCACGCACGCGGTTGCCGAAGCTGCCGAGAAGCGTGGCCGCAACACGGGCGACCGTGGCATGACGATCTACGCCAAGTGGCTGCAGGGCGGCGACAAGGCGCTTAACGCCGACGACTGGTCGCACGTCCGCAACACCATGAGCACCACCACGGGTTCCGAGGGTGGCTTCACGGTTGACAGCGAAGTGGCGCGCTCGGTGCTGGACGCGCTGAAGGCGTTCGGTGGCATGCGTCAGGTTTCGACGACCATCAGCACGACCGGCGTGGGCGCAATGAGCTTCCCGACGTCGAACGGCACGGCTGAAGTCGGCGAGATCATCGCCGAGAACCAGACTGCGACGGATGCCGATGTGACGTTCGGCACCATCAGCCTGCCGGTCTATAAGTATTCTTCCAAAGTCGTGGCGGTTCCGTTTGAACTGCTGCAGGACAGCGTGGTGGACATCGAGGCGTTCGTTCGCGACCGTCTGTCGACCCGCCTGGCGCGGATTACCAACCGGCACTTCACAATCGGCACCGGCACCGGCCAGCCGAACGGCGTGGTGACTGCCGCGACCGCCGGCAAGACCGCTGCCAACAGCACCTCGCAGGTCACTGCCGTGACCTATGACAGCCTGGTGGAGTTGCAGCACTCGGTTGACCCGGCCTATCGCGACCTTGGCCGCGTGCGCTGGATGTTCAACGACAACACGCTGATGAAGATCCGCCAGATTAAGGATCAGCAGAACCGCCCCATTTTCGTGCCGGGCTATGAGCAGGGTGTTCCGGAAGGTGCGCCGGATCGCCTGTTGGGCGCGCCGATCAGCATCAACCAAGACATTGTCGACATGGCGGCAAGCGCCCGGTCGATCCTGTTTGGTGACTTCTCCACCTACTACATCCGCGACGTGATGGCGGTGGAGATGTTCCGCTTCACCGACAGCGCGTTCACGAAAAAGGGCCAGGTCGGCTTCCTCGCGTGGATGCGCTCGGGCGGCAACCTCATTGACGTTGGCGGCGCCGTAAAGGTGTTCGTCAACGCCGCTTCGTAAGGAGTGCGGACCCCATGCGCTTCGACCAAAGCGAAACTTTGACGGCGGGCGTTCTTTTGCCCGCCGCTGCGTATGATGCTGACAACACCCCGGCATCGCTCGACATCGGCAAGGCGCAAGCCTGCACGGTGCTTATTGAGGTCGGTGTGGGTGGCATTACGTTCACGACCACCAACAAGGTCGAGTTCAAGCTGACCCACTGCGACACCTCTGGCGGCACATACACGGCCGTGGAGCAGGATGACGTCGTGGGCGTGACGGTGGGCGCGGGCGGCATCGTCCGCTCGCTTGTCGCCGCGCATGCGACGCCGAGCGTGACGGTCGTGGGCTACCGGGGCCGCAAGCAGTTCCTGAAGCTGCTGGCGGACTTTGGCGGCACGCACGCCACGGCCACGCCGATGTCGGCGGTGGCGGTTCGCGGTCTTCTTGACCGCGTCGCGCCTCCGGCCTGAGCCAATGCGGGGCGGCCTTCGGGCCGTCCCGCTCTTTAAGTGAGGGCGCCGCATGGACATCCGCCTCATTACGGCCCCTGCTGTTGAGCCGGTTTCGCTGGCTGACGCGCAGGAACATCTGCGCGCGGGCATCGGCGGCACCGACGCCACGCTGATCGAGGCATACTTGCAGGCGGCTCGCGAGGCGGTGGAGAACCACACCGGCCGCGCGCTGATGGCGCAGACCTGGGAAGTGCGGCTGCCTGAGTTTCCCATCGGCGCCATCACCCTGCCGGTTCCGCCGCTGCTGTCGGTGACATCGCTGCGCTACACCTCGGCGGCTGGCGCGGATACGCTGCTCGACCCGGCCGCCTATCAAGTCGAAGCATCGTCTGGCCCGACTGCTCAGCCGGCGCTTCTGTGGCCGGCGGTGGGCACGACCTGGCCGGGCACGCGCCTCGATGACCGCGCCGCGGTGCGCGTGCGGTTCCAGGCCGGTTATACCAACGCCGGGGCGGTTCCTGCCGCCCTGCGCGCGGCCATCCTGCTGGTGCTGGGTGAGCTTTACGAAAACCGCGAGGCGAGCGCCGCGAAGCCGCTGTCTGAGGTGCCTGCGGTGCGCCGGCTGCTTGACCCGTATCGGGTGCACGGGCTGTGAACATCGGCGCCCTTCGCAACCGCGTCACGCTGGAAATGCGCCAGCAGGCGGCAGACGGCAGCACGGGCATTGCCGAGACTTATGCGTTGGTTGCCGAGGTTTGGGGCGCGGTCGAGGCCACGCGCGGCAGCGTTTACATCGGCTCGATACAGGTTGGCGACGCCATCACGCATCGCATCACCATGCGCTGGCTGGATCCGACCACATTCACGCATCTGTCGGTTAACGAAGGCGCGCAGCGTTTCCGCAAGCGCGACGCGCGCGACCCTGACGGCCGGCGGCGTTGGCTGGAAGTGATGGCCGAGGAAATGCGGGTGGACTTCGACGCATGATCGGCGTGTCCATTGGCAACCGCGGTGCATTTCTGAAGCTCGCGACTGACGCGGCGGCGCTTGATGCTGATCTGCGCGGCGTCATCCGCGACCTAGCGCGCGAGTATAACCGCATCGTGGCGACCGAGCTGCGGCGGCCTAAGAGCGGCATTCTGTATGGGGCGCGATCTGGCCGAGGGCGGTATCGGGCAGTCAGGCAGCGCGTTGAGCTTTTCGGCGGCATTGAGAGGACCGTGGTCCGGCGCAAGCAGCTTAAGAGCGGCAATGTTCGGTCTTGGCGCGCCTCGCGCCCGGGCGAGCCGCCGGCCGTCTTTACCGGCAACTTGCTGCGCGGCTTGCGGGTAGAGTTTCCATCGCGGCTCAAGGGCTACGGTGCTAGAGTTTTCAGCGAAAAAGGCATCGCCAATCATCGCCACTGGATGGAGCTGGGCACCGGCCGCTTCTACCAAGGTAAAGGCAAATCCAAGCGCGCCGCCGCAAAAACGCACGTTGAGCCGCGTCCGATTTGGACGCCGCTGCAAAAGCGGGCGATGGACGACCTAGAGCGCCGTCTTCTGCGCGCCATTGACGCCAACGCGGCATTCCGGGGGGCAGCATGAGCATTGCGGCGCTGCCGAACCAAGTCATCACGCGCCTTCGCGGCCAATGCGCGCTGTTTAGCAACCGCGTGGCTGGCACGGCGGCCGAGGTCCGCGCGTCCGAACAGACCGAGTTCCCGGTGCCTCATGCGTTTTTCATGCCCGGCGGCATCGAGCCTGGCGACGGCGAGGAAATCAGCCCGCTCGACCAGCATCTGCTGGTCCGGTTCCGCGTGATGATTGCGGTTGACAACTCGACCGACGAGCGCGGCCAAGCCGGCGCGACTGGCCTGCTGACAGCAGCCAAGGCGGTGGTCGCCGCGCTGGTCGGCTGGACGCCAGACGCCACGAAGTTCAGCCCCGTCCTGTTTGACGGCCTGGAAGACAGTTTCGACAGCGGTCGCGCGCGCCTTTGGGGCACGGTCAGCTTCCGCACCAGCACCACCACGTCCAACCTTTAACGGAGAACCGGCAATGCCGCTCGGCGCACAGGGCGCAGCCGCCCGCTTCTACTGGGTCCAAGAAGTCACCGAGGGCGTCGCGCCTGGCGGCGATTGGGCGCAGTTCCCGGCCTTTCTGCTGCAAGTAGGCGCCACGCCTGGCTTGCAGTCTGACACCATCCTATCCGCTAACGCCCGCCGCAACGCCGCTGACCCTTATCAGTCGGTCGCCCGCGTCGAAGGCAGCGCGCGCGTTCCCATCGACACGGTGCATTTTGGCCACTGGCTGCGGATGATGCTGGGCGCCCCGACCACCACGGGCACGACGAACCGCACGCACGTCTTTAAGTCGGGTGGCAGCGCGCTGCCGTCCCGCTCCATTGAGAAAGCGTTTACCGACATCAACCGGTTTGAGCGCGCGCTTGGCGTTCGGGCGAACAGCCTAGAAGTGTCCATCGCGCCAGACGGCGCGGCGCAGGCCACCATTGGCCTGATGTGCTTGTCCGAGACGCTGGCCGCCACGTCCGGCGCAGGCACGCCGACCGTGACGGCGTTTACGCGCTTCCACCAGATCCAGGGCTCTATCAGCCGTGGCGGCACGGCGCTGGGCGGTGTGACCGGCGGCACCATTCGGTTCTCAAACGGTATGGAAGCTGTGCCGACCGTTGGCGCGGGCCTCGGCATTGGCGGCATTGACTTCGGCCAAGCGACTGGCGGCGGGTCCATCACCGTGCGCTTCGCTGACCATGCTCTTGAGACGGCGGCCCGCGCCGGCACGGCGGCGAGCGTGACCTTCACGCTGACCATCGACGCCAACACCTCGGTGGAATTCCACTATCCGCGGTGCATTCTTGAGCCGACTTCCGCTTCGGTCGAAGGCCCGGCTGGCATTAGCCGCACCTACAATTTCATCGCCTCGGACGACGCGACCGACGCTTCGCTGCTGCGCGTCACCTACAAGAACGCGGTGGCGGCTTACTGATGATCGACCTTGGCACGGCGCCTGTGCGCCGCTGGCTTAGCCTGCCCGGCGGCGTTCGGGTCGAGGTTGAGCCGCTGACCACGGCGCGGGCAGAGGCGGCCCGCACCGAGGCCATCGTGCGCGCCGCTGGCTTGCAGCGCGAGGCTAAGGCGCAGGCCGAGACAGGCATGGCGCCTGACCCGGTGGGCTTCAACGCCGCCAATGCTTCGGCGCTGGCCGGGATGGCCGAGGCTTTCGAGATCGAGGCGCTGGCGCGCTTTTGCGTCGTGGCCTGGGAAGGCTTGGGCGTTGCTGGCGAGCCGGCGCCCATCAACCCCGCCACGCTGGAAGCCTTCGCCCGCCATGCTGTGCTTGGCCCGGCGTTCCGCCGCGCGCTGCGGGCGCCGCTTGAGGCGGATATCGCCGAGGGAAACGCCTCCGCGCTCTCCTCCGATGGCGTTGGAGCGGGAGCGCCCAGCACTGCGACGGCTGCGGCGACCGGCCGCGAGGACCAGACGGCCAACTAACAGGCCGCTGCGGTGACTGCCCCGGCGTCACCAATCTGCCGGCGACGCAGGCCGGCGTGATGTGCCTGCGGGCTTCTGAAGCCTGCCTCGCCTTCGGTGAAATGGCATCGGTAAATATGTCGGCGGCCCTCGATACGGCCGAGGCATTTGGCGTGCCGCGCCCGCAAGCCGCGCCGCTGCTGGCGGCCTGCGCCGAGGGCATTTTGATGGGTCAATCTGAGAGACGGAGGGACGAGCGTTGAGCGGTTCGCGCGCTATCGTCCTGTCGCTGAGCGTCCGCGATGCGGATGTGGTTCGCCAGCAGCTTTTGCAAATGGGCGAGCAGGGCGAGCGCGCCTTGCAGCGCCTTGATGCGGCGGCGCAGCGCAGCGCAAGCGGCGGCGGTGTCGGCGCCTTGTCGCGCTCCACGCGCGAAGCCGGGGAAAACGCAGGCCGCTTTGGTCAGGCGGCAGGCGCGGCCGGCTATCAAATCCAGGATTTTGCGGTCCAAGTGCAGATGGGCCAGAACGCTATTACTGCGTTCGGCGCCCAGGCGTCGCAATTTCTGGGTATCTTCGGCACAGGCGGCGCGATTGCGGGCGCGGTCCTGACTGTTGGCCTTTTGGCCTATCAGCTTCTCAGTGCCGGAAACGCGACTGACGAACTGGCCGAAGCACAAAAGCGGCTGGAAGATGCCACCAAAGCCGCCAACGACGTTTTCGAGACTGAAATCGAGCGGATCGCGCGCCTTGACCGCACGGCGCGTGCCGCCGTCGTCTCGACTAGCGCCCTAGCCGCAGCGTCCATCCGGCAGCAGCAGGCGGCGCGCGCTGAGCGTCTTGCTGAGCTAGAGCCGACGGTGCAGCAGGCCCGAGACGCGCAAGCGTTGGCGGGGCCTGAAACCCGTATCCCCGACAGTGTTCAGCGCCGGGTGGTCGAGTTCAATCGCCTGCGCGAAGAAATGACCCGCGCGGCGGCGGAGTTGGAGCGGCTGGAGCAGCGTATGCTTGGGGCGTTTTCTGACCCCAGCGCAAGGCAAGGCGAGCAAGCAGAGGCGTTGCGCCGCCAGCTTGATGATCGCTACCGCATCGCGCAGCAGTATGACGAACGCATTCGCGAGTTGCGCGGCTTGGCGGCAATCGGCTTGTTCGGTGCGGCCGAGTTGGAGCGGCTTGAAGGGCAGGCGGCAACCGACCGTGACGCGCAGCTTTCGCGTCTAGAGCCTAGGCCGGGCCGCGCGGAGCGCGTGGCCATGGGCGCGGAAGATGTCCAGGGCATTCTGGCCGCCAGAACGGCCGACCTGACCCGCCAGTTCGACGCCTACAACCAAGCGGTTAACCTTTCGACCGCCGGCCTAGAAGCTGCCACCCCCGTCCTTACCGAATACGCGCGGCAGCAAGAGTTCCTGACATCGCTGCTGGCGGCGGGGATTATCACCGAGGAACAGTTTAGCGCCGAGGTCGAGCGCACATCTATCCGCCTGGGCGAGCAAATCGAAGAAACACAGCGCCGCACGGAGCGCACCAGCCAGTTTGCCAATGAGCTTGGCTTCTCGTTTTCTTCTGCGTTTGAGGATGCGATTGTCAGAGGCCGCGAATTTTCCGAAGTCCTAAAGGGCCTAGAGCAGGACATCGCGCGCATCATCATTCGCGCGGCTATCACTCAGCCGCTCGGCAATGCGCTGGCGGGCGGCGTGCAGTCAGCGATGGGGTCACTTGGCGGGCTCTTTGCGGGCGCTGGCGGGGCGGGTGCCGGCGCGACACTGCCAACTGTCAGCGCGAGTGGCGGCACGTTTGCCAACGGCGGCATTATGACCGCTGGCGGCCCTATGCCGCTAAACCGCTACGCAATGGGCGGCATCGCCAACAGCCCGCAAATTGCGCTGTTTGGTGAAGGCCGCACGCCTGAGGCTTACGTTCCGCTGCCTGACGGCCGCCGCATCCCGGTGGCGATGGAAGGCGGCGGCGGGATGACCTTCGCGCCGACTTACAACATCGACGCCCGCGGCGCGGATGCGTCGATGGTGCCGCGCCTGCGGGCCGAGATGGTCGCCATCGCGCGCGCGTCGAACGCAGAGCTTCTTGACAGCATCCAGCGCGGCGGTTCGGCCGCGCGTATCGTGGGGAGGCGCGCGTAAATGAGCGTGGCATTCCCGGCCATCCGCAACCCGTCTGAGGTGTCGTGGCGTCTGCGCGCTCGCACGCAAACGCACACCTCGCCCTTTGACGGAACGGTGCAGACGCTCGCGCTGCCCGGCGCGCGGTGGGAAGCAACCCTGACCTGGCGCACGCTGCCGCCGGCCGATTACCGGCTGCTGGAAGCGTTCCTGGCGTCGATGGGCGGCATGGCGGGCCGGTTCTTCTATGGCCCTGTCCACGCGCCTCGGCGGGCCACGGGCGGCGGTTCGCCAGTCATCAACGGCGCCAGCCAGACGGGCGCCACGGTGTCCATGCGCGGCTTTAGCGCCAACGCGCAGGCGTTCCTGGCCGGTGATTGGTTTTCCTATACCGACACCGGCAACCGCCGCCGGCTGCACCAAGTGACCGCCGATGTCACGGCCAACGGTTCCGGCGTGGCGTCGGTGCCGATTGCGCCGGCCATCCGGCGCTCGGGCGCGGACGGTGCTGCTGTGACCATCGCCAGCCCGACCGGCACCTTTATGCTTGCGTCTGACGATGCGGGCGAGGTCCAAGTCCGCGCGCCGTTGCTGGGCGCCGTGTCCATCAGCATCGTGGAGGCGCTGGCATGAGCCGGGGTCTTGCAGCAGGCAACCTGACCGCCGTCACGGGCGAGGTTGTCACCCGCACGATGGCGGTCGCGCTGGACTTCCCCAGCGGTATGGCGCGCTGGAACGGATCCACGCTGGATATCGTCATCGGCGGCAATACCTTTCTTGGCCTCGGCGCGCTGGGGTCCATTGGCGTGATTGAGGAAGGCGCCGAGACGCGCCCCTATGGCCTGACGGTTGGCATCACAGGCGTCCCGCGCGACGCTGTGGCGCTCGCTCTCACGCAGGAATACCAGGGCGATGCTGCGACCATTTGGGAAGTGCAGCTTGACGCGAACGGGCAACCGATCGGCACCCCGCCCATCGCCTTCCGGGGGCGAATGGACCAGATGTCGGTGACGCTCGGCGACACAGCAAGCGTCACGGTGCGGCTGGAAAACAGGCTGGCCGACTGGGAGCGCGCGCGCGTGCGCCGCTACACCGACGAAGATCAGAAGCGGGCTTTTGCGGCCGATAAGGGCTTCGAGTTCGTCACGGCCACGGTGGACAAAGACATCGTGTGGCCTGCCTCTAACTGGACGCCGCCCCGCTGATGCGCCCGGAACCAACGCGCGCCCGCGCTGCTGACTGGGCCGAGCGGCTTGCGGCTTTTATCGACGCGCGCCGCGATGAGGGCTTCGCCTGGGGCTTGCAGGATTGCTTCACGCTCGCCGCTGACGCCGCGCTTGAGTTGACCGGCGAAGACCCGGCGGCGGCTGTCCGCGGCGCATACAGCACCGAGGAAGAGGCCGAAGCCATCATTGGCCCGGCCGGCCTAGAGGTGTGGGTAGCCGCGACAATGGCGGCCTGGGGCGCGGCAGAGTGCGAACCAGCCTTCGCGCAGCGGGGGGACATGGTGTTCGTGGCGGTCGGCAATCAGCGCATGTGCGGCGTGCATCTGGGCGGCACGGTGGCCGTGCCCGGCGTGGACCGGCTGCACTTCCTGCCGGCGTCGCGCGTCCTGCGTGCGTGGGTGGTCTGAGATGCCGCAAATCATTGTCGCTATAGCTGTGGCGGCCGCCGGCTATGGCGCCTCGGCGGCAGCCGCAGCTATTATCGGCCCAACATTGTTTGGCTTCGCCAGCTTAGCGACTATTGCTGCCGGGCTGGTGGGTGGCGTCGTCGCTGCCGGCATTGGCTACGGCCTCAGCGCGGCCTTTGGCCTTAATCGCACCAAGTCGTCCAGCAGCAGCCGCGCCCAGGACCGCAAGCAGACCATCCGCAGCAGCGTGGCCCCGCGCCAGGTGGTGTATGGGACCGCCCGCGTCTCTGGCCCGATTGTCTATGCGTCCAGCAGCGGCGACGCAAAACAGTTCCTGCACCTCGTCGTTCCGGTCGCTGGCCATCGCGTAGATGGGCCGCTCGCGCTTTGGATTAACGACGAGCGAATTGCGTGGGTCAACGGCGCGCACACCACGGGCAAGTACGCCAACCGGCTGCGGACTTTCTTTGCCGCTGGCGGTCAAACAACGGCCAACGCCGACCTTATCGCGGACACGAACGGCGAATGGACCGCCGACCATGTGCTGCGGGAAACTGCGTATATGTACGTCCGGCTGGAATACGACCGCGACGTATTTGCCAACGGCCCCGGCGCTCTGTCGGTCGAGATGCGCGGCCACAACCAGATCGTGGACCCTCGCACTGGCGTCACCGGCTACAGCAACAACCCTGCGCTCTGCATCCTGCACTATCTGACGAGCGCGGATGGCCTCGCGTGCAGCGCCGACGAAATCGACACGGCATCTTTCACGGCTGCCGCCAACGTCTGCGATGAATTCGTGACCATCGCCGCGGGCGGCACCACGCAGCGGCGATATACGCTCGACGGCGCGTTTAGCCTTGACGCCACGCCGCTCGATATCATCGACGATATGCTGACGAGCTGCGCCGGCACGCTGGTCTATGTTCAAGGCCGATATCGCCTATACGCCGGCGCCTATGACGCGCCGACCGACACGCTGACGGCCAGCGACCTCGCCGGCCCGGTCGAGTTGGTGACTAAGCCGCCGCGGCGCGAGCTGTTCAATACGGTGCGCGGTACGTTCATCAACCCAAGCCGCAACTGGCAGGCGTCCGAGTTCCCCGCCTATTCCGAGGCGGCCATCGTGTCGGCTGACGGCGAGACGATCACGCGGGATGTTGAGTGGCCGTTTACGACCGACGAAACGCGCGCGCAGCGGCTCGCCAAGCTGACCCTGCGCCGTGCGCGCGAGGCGCTGACGGTGCGCGTGCCGGTGAAATACGCCGGCCTGCGGTATTGCGTTTGGCAGACGTTGAACGTCACGCTGGCCGACTTCGGGTGGACGAATAAGCCCTTCCGCATCGTCGCATGGACCTTCGACGCCGAAAGCGGCATCATCAACCTGACGCTGCGCGAGGAGAGCGCCAACAGCTACGCTTGGCAGTTCGGCGACGCCCAGCCCTTGCCGCTGGCGCCTGACACCAATCTGGTGGACCCGCTTGCGATCCCTGCGCCGACTAACCTTGCGGTCGCCGCCAGCACGGCGTTGCAGGCGGATGGATCTGTCGCGCCTGCGCTGCTGGTGACATGGACCGCCTCGGCCTTCGCGTTCCTGATTGCCCACGAGGTGCAATGGCGCGTGTCTGGCGCGGCGGACTGGAACTCGGCCGAGGTGCCGGTCGGCACCAACCGCTTCGTCATCGCGCCAGTGCTGATCGGCACAGCCTACCAAGTCCGGGTGCGCGGCGTCACCGGCATCGCGCGCGGCGCTTGGTCCACCACGATCAATGGCACGGGCGCCGCCGACAGCACGGCGCCTGACGCGCCGACCAACTTGACCGCCGCCGGCATTACGCGCGGCGTCAGCGTAGCCTGGACGCTGCCCACGGCGTCCGACTTGGCGGCGGTAGAAGTCTGGGAAAATACCAGCACCAGCACCGCGGGCCGCTACTTTGTCGGCGAGACGCGCGGCACCGGCTTTGTGCGGACGGGACTAAATCCGAACGTGACGCGCCACTACTGGGTGCGGTCGCGCGACCTGAGCGGCAACCTGTCGGCCTATGTTGGCCCGGTCACTGCGACCACCTCGCTGCTGGTCGCAAATGACATCCAGGACGGTATCGTCAACACCGCAAAGTTCGCCGCCGGCATCACGCCGGTCGAGATTGTCAGCAGCCTGCCCAGCACCGGCAATTTTGAAGGCCGGATGGTGTTCCTGACCACCGACGACAAGCTGTATCGCTGGACCGGGTCGGCCTGGACGGCAGCGGTGCCGGCGGTGGATATCACCGGGCAGCTAACAGACGCGCAGCTCGCCGCAATTAACGCGGCAAAGCTGACTGGCCAAATCACCACGACGCAGATCAGCGACAGTGCCATATCCACGCCGAAGCTGCAGGCGGCGTCGGTGCTGGCCGCCAACATCGCGGCGGGCGCGGTTGTTGCCGAAAAAATAGCTGGCAGCGCCATCACGGCTGAGAAAATTGCGGCGGGCGCGGTTGAGGCGAGCAAGATAGCCGCCAACGCCATCACGTCCGACAAGATCACCGCCAACGCCATAACCGCCGGCAAGATCGCCGCCGCTGCTATCAGCTCGACCGAGATCGCAGCCGGCGCCATCCGCGCGACGAACCTCGCGTCCGAAACCCTAATCACGCAGTCCGCGCAGCTTGGCGTTGCGACGGTGGACACGCTGCGAGTGCAGGGCGATGCGGTCACGACCTTTGCCTCCGCGTTTAACCCCAATACAGCGTCGGGTTCGGGCAATTATCAAGCCATCCAGGGCCTTGGCTTTACGGTGCCACAAGACCGGCAAGGCATATTGATGGTGTCATTGCAGCAGGGGTACTCAGGCGGCGCCACCGTTACCCGAGTGCTTATCCAGACTGCGGGGGGCAGCACTATTCTTGAGCGTCAAATGGGCGCCATCAACGACACGCCTACCTTTATCTTGGCCCGCACGTTTACCGCCGGGAATAATGACTTTATTTTATATTGGTGGGGGCAAGACGGCTCAATCCAGGCGTCTTCGTTTTCCATAATTGCGTTCAGCCGCATCCGGTGACACCGATGAACGACAATACCTTCGATGCCACCCTTCTGCACGACCAACTCGGGATTATTAATAGCGTCTATCGGTCGTCGACAGGCGAAGTCCCGCGCGTGCTTATGCCTGGCCAATTGGTCGGCCCGGTTGTGCCGTTTGACCACCCCGCCGCCGTCACCCCGCTTGCCTACCGCATCGTCAACGGCGCGGCGGTCGAACGGGCCACGATGACGCCAACCATCTCGGCCGCGACCTTTGCCGCCGATGGCATCGCGCAATGCGTCATCAGCGGCCTTCCCGACCCTTGCTGCGTGCGGATCGCAGGCGCCGTGCAAGCCGGGCCGATTGAGGTTGCAGGCGGCACGCTGACGCTGACCAGCACGCAGCCGGGCGCCATCCGCGTCAGCGTCACAGCCGACCCGACACACAAGCCGTGGGAGGTCACCATCCATGCGGATTGACCTTGGCCCGACCATCAACACGCTTCGGCTGACGCTGACGACGCAAGTGGACGCGCAGGCCGAGACGACGCGGTTGCTGTGGATCACGGCCGGCAGCGGCCAGGCGCTCACCTATGAGCAAAAGCGCGCCGAAGCCGAGCGCATGGCGACCGACCCCGCGCCGCAGCCCGAGGCTTACCCAATGCTTGCAGCCGAGGTCGGCATCACCGCCGCCACGCTTTCCGCTGTCGGCGCTCTCGTTCGCGCGCGTGCCGCGGCCTGGACGGCCGTGGCCGCGCAAATCGAAAGCCTGCGCTTGCAGGCCAAGGCCGCCGTCATGGCGGCGAACAACGCCGCCGAGGCGCGTGCCGCGGCTGCAGTTCAATGGCCGGCAGGCCCTAGCGAATAGGAGATAGAGATGAGCAACATCACCAACTTCGGCGAGAACCAGCTTCTTGTCTGGCAGCTCACCGCCGGCGCCGTGTCGCGCCCGACCGCGTGGTATGTCGGCGCCGGCACGGGCCACACCGACACCGGCCTGACCGGCGAGCCGAGCGGTAATGGCTACGCGCGCCAGGTTGTCAGCTTCACCGTGACGAATGACGCGGCGACGAATAGCGCGCTGCTGGTCTTCGGCCCGGCGTCTGCGTCCTGGGGCTCGATGGCGTCGGTGGCCGTGTTTGATGCGGTGACGGGCGGCAATTGCCTGTGGGCCGGCGCCCTCACCACCGCGCGCACGGTGGACACCGGCGACAGCCTGACCATCGCCGCCAGCGCGCTTTCGCTGACCATCGCCTAATAAGCAGGAGCCGCCGCCGTGGCCTTCGTCAAAATATCCGACCTCCCGGCGGCGGCTTCGGCTGCTGGGACCGACGAGCTGGAAGCGAACCAAGCCGGCACGTCGCGCAAGGTGACGGCGGCGCAGATCCGCGACGGGCTGCTGCCGACCAGCGGCGGCACGCTGACCGGCGCGCTGGCTGTCGCGGCCGGCACGGTAAGCGCGCCCGGCCTGACCGCTGCGGGCGATAGCAACACCGGCATCTTCTTCCCGGCTGCGGACACCATCGCCTTCGGCACTGGCGGCTCGGAAGATTTTAGAATTGGCCCTTTGGGTCAGCTTGGTATTCAGGGGGCAAACTACGGCGTCAGCGGCCAAGCTCTGCTTTCGCAGGGAATAAACTCCCCGCCTGTATGGGGAAATGCCACCTCAGTAACCATCGACGGCCCCACGTCAAGCACGATGATCACCGGCACCGCATACACGTTCACCATCACTAATTTTGACTCTCAAACCACATATACAATCACAACAACAAACGGCACGGTGTCGCGATCTTTAGCGACCATTACTTATACGCCAACGCAAGATGGCGCTGGCGGATTTGTTATAAATCAAAGGACAATTGGTGGATATACAGTGACAACCCCGGCGAGCCAGATCGCTTTTACCACGCCTGGGACCTATACATGGGTCGCCCCTCTTAACGTCACCTCTGTCTCTGCCGTCTGCGTCGGGGGCGGGGGGTTTGGTAGTTGGTATCAATCCGGCGGCGGCGGCGGCGGATTGGGGTGGAAAAACAACATCTCGGTTGTCCCGGGGCAAAGTTACACGGTGGTTGTGGGTGCGGCGGGCAGCAGTGCTAGTGTTCCTGGTGGAGATAGCTCCTTTGTTAGCTCCAGCATCGTGCGCGGCGGCGGCGGCGCGTCGGGGTCGGGCAGTGGACCTGCGGCGGGCGGCACTTTTACCGGCGATGGTGGGGGCCTCGGCGGCGAAGGGCGGGGGCCCGGTGACGGTGCCCAAGGGGGTGGCGGCGGGGCTGGCGGCTACTCCGGGAACGGCGGCGCGGGAGCTAGTCAAGCAGGGTCCGGCGGCGGTGGAGCGGGCGGCTCAAACCTTGGAGCACATTCGAACAAAGATGGGGGTGGCGTCGGGTTGTTGGGGCAGGGAGCTAACGGCATCGCGCCTTCTGGCGCTGGCAGTGGTGGCTCCTTCAAACAATACGGCGGCGGCACAGGCGGAACAAACTCAGCCGGTGGCACTGGCGCAGTGAGAATTATTTGGTCGGGAACAAGCGGCATTACTCGCGCATTTCCATCCACCAACACGGGGAACTTGTGATGTCCAACTTTTACATGAAGATTTTAGATGGACAGCCCGACCAATTGCTTTTGCCCAAAATGACCACCGGCGCCTATCCAGTTTACTTTTCAGATCGCCCGGCTGAAACGATCCATTCAACAGTTGACGGTGATTATTACGCGGCAGAAGGTTGCCGTGTTTACCAAAAGTGGAATACCCGCGAGCGGACGCCTGCGGAGATAAGCGCCATCAAGCAAATTCCCCGGTGGAGAGAACTGCCTATGGTTATTGAGGCGTCGGCTTCGCTCCGCGCCGACCGCAACGCCCGGCTTGCCGCCTCCGACTGGACCCAGTTTGCCGATGCCCCTGCGGATGCCGCCGCTTGGGCAGCGTACCGGCAGGAGCTGCGCGACGTACCCGGCCAAGAGGGCTTCCCCTGGTCGGTCGAGTGGCCGACGCAGCCGGCTTGAGATAGCGCGCCATGAGCAACGGCGTCCGTATATCCGAAAGCGGGTTAATCCGCACGACGGAAGCGGGCAGCTTCCGTGTCACCGAGAACTTCAACGCGGTCGAGGTAACGGCTGCGCTCAACGGCGCCGGCACGCTTGCCGCCATCGCCGGCATTCCGCGCGAGGCTTCGGCGACGCTTGCCGCCAGCGGTACGCTTGCCGCCCAGGCTGGGCGCAGCCGGGCGATTGCCGCTGCCCTTACCGGCGCGGGCGCTGTTGCCGCTGACGCCAACCTGACGCTTGCCGCCGCGGCGGCATTGGCTGGCGCCGGCACTGCGGCGGGTGATGCGTCGCGCGAGCGTAGTGCCAGCGCGGCGCTTGCGGGCGAAGGTGCGGCGTCCGCATCTGTTCAGCGCGAGCGTGGTGTCGCCGCCGCGCTGGCGGCCGAGGGCGCGCTTGCCGCTGCTGCCGGGCTGATTGCGCCGGCCGCCGCCTCGCTGACCGGCGCGGGCACGCTGAGCGGCGCTTGTGCCGTTACCCTAGCGGCCAGCGCGGCGCTTGCGGGCGAAGGTGCGGCGCTGGCTCTGGCCAACCGCCAGCGTGGCGTTACTGCCGCGCTGTACGGCGTTGGTGCGGTTGATGCTGCTGGCGGCTTGGTGCTGCCAGTCGCGGCGGCGCTCGACGGCGCTGGAACGGTTGCCGCTGCGGCTGGCGTTGTTCTACCTGTGGCCGCCGCCCTGCAGGGCGCCGGCTTTGTTGCTTGCCAGGCCGAGCGGACGCGGCCCGCCGCTGCGGCGCTCGACGGCGCAGGCGTCATCGCCGCCGACGCTCAGCGCAGCCGGCCGGCAGAAGCCGCGCTGGCTGGCGCTGGTGCCGTCAACGCAGCCGCCGGCCGGTCGCGGCCCATCACCGCCGCGCTCGACGGCGCAGGCACCGCGCAGGCCGATGCAGGGCTTGGCAAGGCCGTCGCTGCCACGCTGCAAGGCGCCGGCACGCTTACGGCTGATGCAATCATCGCCGACGTGGTATCTGCCGCGCTGTCGGCCTCGGGCACGCTTACCGCCAGCGCCGCGGCGACCATCGCCGCCGGCTCTGTGCTGACCGCCGCCGGCACGCTGACCGGCACGGCACGCGGCCAGAAGGCCGCAGCCGCCGCGCTTGCTGGCGCTGGCACTATCTTCGCCGATGCGCGCGTTGCCCTGCCTGTCAGCGCCGCGCTAGTCGGTGCGGGCACGATTGACGCAACAGCGGGCCGGCGGAAAAGCGCGGCCGCCACGCTTTCGGCCAACGGCACGCTGCAAGCCGCTGTCGCTCGCAATGCCGGCGCCGCCGCAAGCCTTGCAGGCGTGGGCACGGTTGCCGCGATTGCGCGCCAGCGGTTCAGCGTTTCGGGCTTACTGGCTGGCGCGGGCGCGATTGTCTGCGACGCGACGGTTCCGACGCCAGTAATCCGCGCCTCCGCCGTCGCCGCACGCGCTGTTACAGGCAACGCCAATGTTGGCGCCGTCATTCCCGCATCCGCCGGGATGTCCAGCGCCATCGCTGGCACCGCCACCATTGCCGCCGCCGTGCAGGGCACCGCCACAGCCGGCCGGCGCATCAAAGCCACAGCCATCGTGGAGGGCTACCAATGAGCCGCCGCCTTCAGCAATTCTTCCCCGGCGAGACTGTCCGCATCCGCGTGACGTTTGCCGACGAGGCCGACGCAGCCGTGCCGGTCACTGGCGTGGCGTTTAGCGTCCGAAATCCCGCCGGCACGGTCGCCGCCAGCGCGGCGGTGCAGGAAACGTCCAGCAGATACTACACCGATGTCGTGGTTAACGCGGCCGGCGATTGGGCCGTCCGCGCTACGGCGAGCAGCCCCAGCAGCTCGGCCGTTGAGGTGCAATTCTCCGTTGCGCCCTCGCTCGTCTTGACCTGACGCCGCAACCCGGCGCCAGCGCGGCGCCGCTGCCGGAGCTCAACATCATGTCTGATTTTGACGCTGCCTCTGCGGCCAGCGCGGGCGCGCTCGGCCTGTTGGGTAGGATGCTGCACCTGGCGCGCGTGGATCGCCGGCCGCTGGGCTGGTCATTGCTCTGGGAACTGCCGGTTGCAATCGGCATGGGCATCGTCGGCAAAGGGCTGGCGGACTATTTCAACCTCGATGGCTTCACCGAATACGCGGTAACGATCAGCGTCGCCTATGTCGGTCCCCGCGTGATCGACCTCGCCATCTGTGAGGTTGAGCGCCGGGCCAAGGGCGGCCGCAATGCCGCATGATGTCACAAACGAAGAGTTCATCGGCGCGTGGCGAACCTGCGGCAGTCCATCCCAAACCGCCAAGCTGACCGGCCTGTCCATCCGCAACGTCTACAGCCGCCGCGCACGGCTGGCCGCGCAAGGCTTCGAACTGCCGACGACATCCGGCGCCATAGACCACAGCTCGTCGCCCTACGCTTATTCGCCGCGCGCCCATTTGGCGATTGAGAACGGGTGCGCGGTGGTGTGGTCGGATCGGCACCGGTGGCCTGGCTCTGGCGTGACGGCGGCGGAAGCGGCTTTGCTCGCGCTACTGCCGGCGCTTGATCCCGTGGCGATCATCAGCAACGGCGACGAGTTAGACGGCGCGCGGTCGTCTAAGCACCCGCCGCTGGGCTGGGAAATGAAGCCCCGCATGGATGACGAGTTGGCCGAGGTGCAAGTTGGCCTGCGTCGCATCGCGGACCACGCGTCGCGCGCCAAGCGATACCGCACCGTGGGCAATCATTGCCGGCGCTACGACTACCACCTGTCCAAGGCCGCGCCAGACTATCGCGGCATCCGCGGGATGCGCCTTGCGGACCATCTGCCGGATTGGTCCGAAAGCTGGGCCGTGCATATCAACCAAGGCCTCAGCGGCGGGCATACCGTCATTAAGCATAAAATCGGCAACGGCGTGACTGCCGGCCGGACCAACGCCGTGAAGTCGGGCGTGCATATTGTCACGGGGCACACACACCGGCTTTCGGTGGATGCCATCGAGACATATGCCGGGCGGCACTACGGCGTGCAGACTGGCACGCTGGCGGATCCGCGCGGGCCACATACGGAATACGCCGAGGACAGCCCGGACGCGGGGCGGTCGGGCTTTGTCGTGCTGACATGGCGCGATGGGCTGTTGCTGCCGCCTGAAATTGCGGAATGCGACGATGCGGGCGTGACTTGGTTCCGAGGCGAGCCGGTGACGGTCAAGCCGCGCGTTCGCGTGCAAGCCAAAGGATCGGCCCATGCGCCTGGATAGCCACCCCATCGCCTTCGCGGCTGGCGAGGCTGTTGCAGATCAAGCGCAAGTCGCGCTCATCGTTTGGGAAACGGCGGCCGGGTTCAAATGGCGCACCGTTCCGCACGGGTCGTTGGCCGTGCTGATCGGGCTGCACGATGTGCTTGGCCACATGATCGACGCCATGCAGCAGCCGGCCAGCGAAGATGACGACGAAGAAGACTGATCGCGAGCCGTATCCCGGCCCCGTCGAACCGCTGCCGATGTAATCCCGCGCCGCCCGGGTCATGGCGGCATCCTCGAAAAAATGGAGATAGCCAATGGACGCCCTCGTGTTCGGGCTGCTGCGCCATGCGTTGCAGCTCGCCGCCGGCTTTCTGGTCGCGCGCGGCTACATGGATGAAAGCATGACGGAAAGCGTGGTCGGTGGCGCGCTCGCCATCGGTTCCGCGGCGTGGTTCGCGGCCGGCAAGATCCGCAAGTGACCTGGCTGCGACTTTTCTTCGGCTGGATCTTTGCGCGGCGGGAGGCTCCCGGCCAGCCGCCCGCACCGCCGCCCGCAACGCCAGCCGCCATTCCTGCCATCGCCAAAGGGGAGGCGCCGGCAACGGCGCCTCTTCCTGCGGCGGCGGTGGACATGGTGGCGGCTTTTGAAGGCTTCCGCGCCGAAGCCTACCTGTGCCCGGCCAAAGTCTATACCATCGGCCACGGCACAACCCGCTGGGGCAACCGCCAGCCAGTCGCCAAGGGCGATGGGCCGATCACCAAAGAGGCCGCCCGCCGGCTGCTGGAGAACGACCTGGCAGACGCCGCAAAGGCGGTTGACGACCTTGTGACCGTGCCGCTGGCCGACCATCAGCGGGCGGCGCTGACCAGCTTCGTCCACAACGTCGGCCGGGGCGCCTTCGCCCGGTCGACGCTGCTTATGCATTTGAACGCCGGTCGGCTCGAAAGCGCAGCGGGCGAGTTTACCCGCTGGACCAAGGCGGCCGGCGTCGTCCTGCCTGGGCTCGTTAAGCGCCGGGCGGCAGAGGCGCGGCTGTTTCGGGGCGGCGGCGAACCTTCAAGCAAGGCTTAAGCTAGGCTTAACAGTTGCCGCCCCGCTGGCCTCGGCTGGCGGGGCTTTTTTTGTGTCTGCCGGGGTTAATAATCAGCGACGATAAGCTTTTTCCCGAACCTCGCCGTTCTTTAATTTCCAACGAACAACACGCCAGCCTTTTGCGCCAGGCACATATTCGTCTCGGGCAGTCTGCCGCCGAAACGCGGCGATTTCGCTGTGGAGCCGCCTAGTCGCTAACCCGTCAATCTGTCGCTCCGTAAACCTTGGGATTGGCGATGTGCCGCCTGCTGCTGTGCGGACAGCGTCGCCCGGAACCAACCAACAGCAGCCATCTGGAATGCTTACAAACACAAAAAAGGCCGGCTTAGCCAATTGCTGCCGCCGCACAGACCACGCATGCACATTGGCCGATTTAACTTCTACAATTACCGGCCCGCTGCCAAAATTTACCCACAAATCGCCCGCCGCACTATCGTCGGTCGTCGCCACAAAATCGTAGCCTAGGCGGCCTAGGTGATACATTGCCAAGCCTAAGCCAGCCTTGCCTATCAGGCGATTGGGGATGGGCGCTTTGCTGTTTTCCACATGTCAAATTTAGCAAACACATCAGCAATGCGCAACAATATGAGCGGAACAAATGAGGATTGTGCGCCGTCAAAAACACAGAACGCATCGCGGCGCATTTGGCCTAAAATGTCAAAAATATATGAAAAATCAGCGCATTACAGCTTTAAGCTTGTAACCACATAACGTAGGTAAGTCCTGGCTTTGGTCGTGCTATTTTCCAACTTTTGACAGCGGTTTTGACAGCCGCTTCACGGCGGCTCGGGCCATCTTTTCCTGGTCCGCGCCGCGCGTGTAAAGCTCGACCATCCCGAGCGTGTCCCAGCCCCGCGCCGCCGCGATCTCCGATGCGCTGGCGCCATGCTCTGCCAGCAACTCGGCCGACCGCTTCCGCAGGCCGTGCAGCCCCGCCTTGGTGTCCCAGCCTTCGGCCTTAAGCCGGCGGTGGATCGCGTTGATCAGAGCGCCTTGCGACCACGGGCGCCCGGTCTTGCTTGCTAGGACATGAGTGGCTTCGGGCGCCTCGCGCCGCCAGCGCGCCATCTCTAGGCGCAGGACAGGCGGCACCGGGATGACCAGCGGGCCAAGCCCCTTGGCTTCCCGGCGGCGCCGGGTCTTCTGCGGCTGCAACCGGATCACGCCGGCCCGGATGTCATATTGATCCCACCGCAGCGCCGCCAGGTCGCCGCGCCGCTGGCCGATCCAATAGGCCAGGACGGCGGCGCGCCGCTCTGGCTCTGGCCAGGCCGTCATGGCGTGCTGCGCCTGCGCCTCGGTATAGGTCGGGATGTGGCCAAGCCGCATGGCCGGCAACCGGGCCAGCGGCGACAGCACCATCCGGCCGCGCCCAACCGCCCAGGAAAACAGCGTCGCCACCGTTTGCCCAAACACGCTGGCCGCGCCCGCGCCCCGGTGCGTGGCGATTAAGTCGCGCAGCTTTAGAAGGTCGGCGCGGAGTTGCCGCATGTCTTCGAGGTTATGCCCGACCACCGACCGGCATGACCATTCGGCAGCGTCGAGCGCCGCAACATAGCGTTCCCGGTTCCGTTGGGTGGTGGCGCTGGTGGCCCGATATTCCGGCGACGCGCGCCAATCCGCCAGCAGCTCGCCCAGCGATCCCGGCGCGTAGCGGGCCGCCGGCTGCTGGCGGGCTGCGGCTATGGCGCCCGCGAAGGCCGGGTCGGCTGGGTCTGGCAGTCGCGCGCCGGTAAGGCGGCAATACCAATATGTGACCGTCGAGCCGTCAGGCCGGCGGTGCTTGACGGCGCGAACGCCTTGCGGGCGGGAGGGCGGCGAGGGCGGCGGCAAAGGGGTCACGGGCGGCATGTGCTGGCTCCGGGGCCGCAATATTGTCCATTGGCGCGCGGCGGCTGTCCAGCCATCGGTCTAGATCCTCGCGCAGCCAGCCAATCCGCCCGCGCGTTAACCGGACAGGCGCGATATGGATGGCGACCTCGGCGCGGAACGTCGTCGGTGACATCTGGCCGAGGTAGTAGCAGGCCGCCCCGATTGACATGGCGGCCGGCGGGAAGGCGTAGCGTGCGGCGCCGTCTTCAGCCATCGGCGGGATCTCGCTTGATCGCTTCGCCCCGCTTCCGACGCAGTCCGTTAAGGGGGAACCCTGCGTCGTACTCACGGTGAAGCAGGCCGATCCAATCTTTGAGGGCGTCAGCGCCAACGAGGGCGCAGCCAGAAAAGAAGGCCGGGTGGAGCAGCACTTCACCCTCCCCTGTTTCCCAGTTCCAGATCAGCACGCCGCAGACCTCGCCACCTTTTGCGTCGTTGCGGCGCGAGCGAGGCGAGCCCCATTCCGGCGCTGCCAGCTTCCAGCCTTTCGGCACGTTCACACGGTCAGCCATCTATCGCTCCCCATGCAGGGCTTCCGACACCCTGCCGATGTTTGTTCCAAACCTGACCGCCACATCCTGCAAATGCTCACGCGGATGTGATGCAACGTATCGCCTAATCTCTGCGGCAAGGGCGGCATCCACTTGGCGCTTCCGCGCTGGCGCTGGCTGCCTTGCGGGCGGGCGGCGGTGCATGAGGTCAAGGGCGGCAGCGACCTGTTCGCGCCAGGGCGACGGCAGGCCCGGCAGGGCTTCAGCAAGCAGGCGCCGTGCTTCGGGAATGTCACTTATGACGCCCCTCCCGCCCGCAGCACTTCGCGCCGCAGCCGCTCAACCTCGGCCTGCCACCCGTGGCGCTCGCGTATTAGCGCCTCGTTTAGCCTCTCCACCTCTGCCCGCGCCGCGTCGCGTTGGGCGCTGCGGCGCTCGATCATGGCGAGGGCACTTGCCAGCACGAAGTCGGCAGCGTTCCGCTGGTCAATGGCCTCATCGCGCTCGGCCCGCACCCGCTCGATCTCGGCGGCGGCGTCGTGTTCCAGCGATTTTGCCAGCCCATAGGGTCGGTTCGCGTGGTCCAGCACCGCATCATACTCGTCGCGCTGCCGCAGCCGCTCCACGATGTCCGTCACCGCACCACCTCCACCCGCCCGGTCGCGCGCGTCGCCGGCAGGACGTAGGACCGGCATTCGACGTGAAGCACCTCGCGCCGGTTGGTCGCCGCGTGCAGCAGCTCCGCCGCTGCGTGGGCCTCGCATCGGTCGTGCGTGGTGTGCCAGGTCACCGGCGGCGGCATGGGCGCGCCGGCAAGGATGATTAGGAGCGCCCACATCACGCATCACCCCGCGCCCGCATTCCCCGCCGCAGCGCGCGGGCGTCGAGCAGCGCAAGCCGCCGGCCCAGGCTGTCGCCGGTCGCGGCTTTGGCGAGCGCGTCAGCTACCGCGAGCCGCAGCATGGCGCGCGTTAACTCGCCTGCCGCGGCGTGGCGGCGTGCGGTGTCAGCGACAGCGACAGACATGGCGTTCAGCCAATCGGCTCGGGTCGGGCTTGTGGTCATGGACATCGCCGTCACAGCACCAAGCTGCCAACGGTGAAGAAGGCGAACGTCGCCAGCGCAAACAGCGGGCCGCCGATGACCGCGGCGAAAATGTCGGCGCGGGTCATCGGCCCGCTCCCGCGTGATGCAAGCAAGCGCGGAGCAGCGCGATCACGCGGCGCAGGGCGGCGGCTTCGGCGACGTGGTAATTGCCGGTCAGCGTGTCGTGCGCCTGCGCTTCGTAGGTCAGCACCTCGATGGCGGCGCGGATGTCACCGGCAGACGCCAGCGGCGCGGAAACGGCGACAACCGGCGCAGCGCCGTCGCGTGGTGGGTAAGATGTAGCGCTTTGTGACATGTGCGGGCTCCCTTGGGCTCCCGCAAATGTGTTCTAACCGGACAAATAGGTCAACGGAAAAACTGCGCTATCCGGACATTTTTTGAATGTAAGCTATTTGTCGCCGCTCAAATCCTCGGCCAGGTCGGTCAGCCGCCGAAGCCGGCGGTCGTCAATCTGAGGCAGGATCGACATCAAGCGGTGCAGCAGGCGAGCGCGCTCGGCTTCAGCTGGAGGGGCTGACAGCTCCGCAGGCGTGATCCCATAAGCCTTTGCAATCGCCTCAAAAGTCTCTTGCTGCACTCCGTTCTCTCCCGCTTCCCATCGCAACACCGTAGAGTGCGACGTTCCCAAAATGTTCGCAAGATCCAACGTCGTCTTGCCGAGATGCAGACGCCAGGAGCGGAGGTGCGGTCTAGTCGGGTGACGCTTTGCCATGCCGCCATCCTGCGCCCTTTAGCTTAATAATGTGTTACCGCTTTCCGGACAAATGCGCTTGACCAACGTGTCCGGATAGGACACATTTGCGGCATGACGCTCCAGCAGCACATCGCCCAACGTGGCCGCCTTAGCGCGTTAAGCCGCGCCATCGGGGTTTCGCACTCGACGGTGCTTCGCTGGGTCGAAAGTCGCGTCCCGGCCGAGCGGGTGCGGGCCGTTGCCGCACATACCGGCATTCCGCCGCACAAGCTGCGGCCGGATCTGTTTGAAGCCCCTGCATCGGACGCCGCCGCATGATGCGCAATCCTCCATTCCGCGGCGGCCCTGCCGGCGGCGGCGATTTCCTGACCAAGCAGGGCGCCGAAAAGCTGGCCGCCATGATCCGCGCCGCATGGGCGCAGGCGGGGCATAAGGTCGAGGTCGAGCTGGTGCCGAGCGGCCAAGCGATCCTCGAAGCCAAACAGATTTGGGCCGTCCGGATGCCCAGCCTGCACAACGGGCTGCCGCGATGAGTGACGTGCCGCCCCTATCCCGGTGCGACGGCGGGTTATCCGTCGCAATCGCCTCCTCCCCACAAACTGCCCCGGCGGTCAGCGATGGCCGCCGGGGGCTTTTTGAGGGCGCAAAAGCGAAGAAGTGGACCGCCGACGAAATGCGCGTCCTGTTGGGTCGGCGCCTGCGGGCGCACCCGATCCCGGACATCGCCGCTTCGCTCGGTCGCTCGCCGCAGTCCGTCGAATACAAGTGGGGCCTGCTGGCCCGGCGGTTGCCGGCCAGTGTCGTCGCCCGCGTGCGCGAGCAAGTGCGGCACAACGTCGGCCGAAAGCCGCGCATATGATTATCGGATGTGACCCAGGAATTCACGGCGCCATCGCGTGGCTGTCGGACGGCGGCCATCTGATCGAAGTCCGCGATCTGCCGGTCGCCAAGGCCAACGGCAAGTCTGAGCTGATGCCGGCCGCGCTGGCCGACATGCTGCGCGAGCGCCCGGCCACGCACGCCTTTGTTGAGCGTGTCGCATCCCGGCCAGGCGCAGGCGTCGCCAGCTCGTTCAACTTCGGGCGCGGCTACGGCCAGATCGAAGGCGTGCTGGCGGCGCTCGGCGTGCCGGTCAGCTTGGTCACGCCGGCCAAGTGGAAGGCGGCGCTTCGCGTGCCTGCCGACAAATCCGCCGCCCGGCTGCGGGCCTCGCAGCTTTGGCCTGGGCTGGCTGGGACGTTCGCGCGCGTGAAGGACGACGGGAGAGCTGAGGCGGCTTTGCTCGGGCTCTACGGCGCGCAGACGATGCGAGGCGGGGCATGAACGGCTACGCGATGCACGGCATCGAACACATCAGTGTTTCGAGCCTGAACACCTTCAAATGGCAGCCCGCCTTGTGGGTGTGCGAGCGGCTATTCCGCCAGCGCGGCCCGGTCGGCGCTGCGGCGCATCGCGGCACGGCCAGCGAAAGCGGCATTGCCCACGGGCTGCTCAACCCCGCCGCCGCTGTCGAAGAATGCCAGCAAATCGCGCTGGCCGAGTTCGACCGGCTGACCGCGCTGTCCGGCGATCCGAAGCGGACGAAGGAACGCGAGGCGGTGCCGGGCATCGTCGCCGTTGGCCTGGCAGAGCTGCGGCAATACGGCGTCCCGGACGAGGTGCAGAAGCGGATCGACGTGCGGCTTGATGGCGTGCCGGTCCCGTTCCTCGGCTTCCAAGACTTCGGCTGGTCCAAGCACGGCATCACGCTCGACCTGAAGACGCAGCTTAGGCTGTCGTCCGAGATTAGCAGCGCCCACGCCGCGCAAGTCGGCCTCTACATCCACGGCACCAATCGGGAAGGCCGCGTCGCCTACGTCACGCCCAGCAAGTGCGGCGTCTATCGCCTGGAAAACGCGGCCGAGCATGTCGCCGCGCTGGCGAACATCGCGCAGCGGCTGGAGCGGTTCCTGCGCCTTTCCTCTGACCCCAACGAACTCGCCGCGCTGGTCGTGCCCGACTTCGATCACTGGATGTGGAGCGACCCGGCCACGCGCGCGACGGGGCGAGCGATTTTCGGCTTTTGAGCCGGATTAGGGCGACGACCGGCGGCCCTGCCAACTGCCGGCAACGATAGGAGATTTAAGTGTTCGGGATACCAGGCACAGACAGCGGCGGCAGCAGCGGGGAGTTCCTCGGCCGCATCAACGTGGACGCCCGCACCGGCTTCTGGACGGTGACTAAGCGCATCCAGAAGGACGGCATGTGGACCAACGACACCACGCCGCCCTTTCAGTCCCCGACGATGCTGATGGACTTCGGTAGCCTGGAGGTCGGCTATATGAAGATCAGCAGCCCGCCGGCCTTCATGCTCGTCCCGATGGGCCAGCCCATCCCGCCGCAGCCGCAGGAAATGCAGGAAGGTCGGCCCGGCGAAAAGCCGCGCAAGGCGTTCCAGCCGGGCTTCCGCATCAAGGTCATGTCGCAGAAGACCTTTGGCGACGGCGACGCCTACTATTTCAGCGCCAACAGCAAGACCGTCATGGGGCCGGTTGACGCGCTGTGGGCGCTGTTTTGCGCCTCGCCCGAAGCCGCCACCGGCAAGGTGCCGGTCGTCAACGTGACCGGATCTGAGCGCATCCAGATCAAGACGCCGCAAGGCACATCGACCTTCTTCGCGCCGCTGTTCGCCATCGCGCAATGGGTGGACCGCCCGGCGGTGCTGGGCGACCGCACCGTTCCGCCGCCTGCCGCCCGGGCGGCCCAGCCCGCCGCAGCGCCCGCGCCGTCTGCGCCGCCGGCCAACCATGTGCCGCCGCCCGCTGCGGTGCCGCAGGCGGCGAGCGCGGAAGCGTTGCCGTTTTAGTTGAGCCGCCGGGGGCGGAACCAGCCGCCAAGCACAGAGCCGCCCCCGGCTTCCACCAACGCGGAACCGCGAGGGCCGTGCGTTGATGCCCGACAGCCTACCGCCTACGCTTCCAAGCCCGCAAACCGCGCTCGACTGGGCGCGGTTCTACGCCGGGCTCGGTTGGTCCGTTGTGCCCGTGCGGCGAGGGGAGAAGATCCCCGCCGAGAAATGGGCGCGCTTCCAAACCCTGCCCGCCGATGGCGCCCAACTGCTCGCGTGGTTCGCCGATAATCCCGCCTTCGGCGTCGGCCTCGTCCAAGGGCGCCGCGCCGGGACTATCGTGCTGGATTTCGACGCCGCGACTGGCGGCATGGACACGCTGGCCGATCTGGAAAAGCGGGGCCTGCCCGCGTCCGTCCGCGCCTTCACGCCCGGCGGCGGCTGCCATGTGATCCTGCGCCACCCCGGCCATTATGTGCCGACCCGCAAGGCTGTGCTGCCCGGCATGGATGTTCGCGGCGATGGCGGCTTTATCGTCGCCTGCCCGTCCATCCACGCCAACGGCCGGGCCTATGTGTGGGATGTGGACTGCCACCCCGAGGACGCGCCGATTGCCGACGCGCCGGATTGGCTTGTCGCCATCGTCACAGGCGATGCGCCAGCGCAGCCAGATCAGCCGGGCGAGATTGTCCGCGTGGCTGCCGCCGGGCCGCTTGGCCTGTCAGTCGAGCGCGTCACAGACGGCCGCGAGCAATACATGCGGGACACGATCCTGGCCGTCTGCCGCGAGCTTCGCGACAAGCTGGGGCGACTGCCGGACGAGCGCGAACTGTATGAGGCCGCTTGGCCGCAATACGCCGCCAAGGTGGACTTCAGCCGCGCCGGCCGGGGCGAGCCCGAGTTCCGCGCTAAAGTGCGCTACACCCTGGCCAGGATTGCCGCCGGGCAAATCCGCGGCCTCGCCGCAACGCCCGATCCGCCTGCCGCTGGGCATGGCGTGACCGCCTCGGGCACCACCTACGACGCCGAGACGAGCGAGATCATCGACGCGCCGCCAAGGGCGGCAGCGCAGCCGGCGGCCCGCTCTTTTGACTTGGTCTGGTTCAACGACATCACGCCATGCCTGGACGCCCAGGACTTTGTCCAAGGCGTGCTGATCGAAAACTCGGCCGCCGTCGTCTATGGCGAAAGCAACGCCGGGAAGACTTTCTGGACGACCGACCTGGCGCTCCATGTGGCCGCCGGGAAGACATGGAACGGCCGGCGCGTCGAACAGGGCGGCGTGGTCTATTGCGTGCTGGAAGGCGGGGTCGGCTTCCGCAACCGCGTCACGGCCTGGCGCGGGACACACCAGCCGGACAAGCCTGTCCACTTCGCGGCCATTCAGGCCGGCATGAACTTGCTGCTGCCGGAAGCGGACACGCCCAAGCTGATCGCGGCCATTAAGCAAGCCGCCGAGCAGATCGGCGCGCCGGTCAAGCTGATCGTCATTGATACCCTCTCGCGAGCCTTCGCAGGCGGCAACGAGAACGCCAGCGAAGACATGGGCCTGCTGGTGCAGAACATGGACGCCATCCGCCGCGAGACAGGCGCGTGCGTCCTGTTTGTCCACCACAGCGGCAAAGACCAAGCCAAAGGCGCCCGAGGCCATAGCCTGCTGCGCGCCGCCATCGACACCGAGATCGAGGTGAAGGCGACCGAGGACAGCCCGGTCAAAACCGCGACGACCGTGAAGCAGCGCGAGGTCAAGAAGGGCGAGGTGTTCCACTTTCGGCTTGAGGTGGTCGAGCTAGGCAAGAACCGCCACGGCGAGCCGGTGACGACTTGCGTGGTGGAAGCGCCGAGCGCCGAGGACATCGCCCAGGCCGAGGCGTCCGGCGGCGACCGACTGTCCGGCGACCAAGCCGCCGCCCTTCGCGTGCTGACCAACCTTCTGGCCGCCTCGGGCATGGTCAGCCCCCATCCGGACATGCCGGACAATGTCCGGAGTGTCCCAGAGGCTTGGTGGGCTGATCGGTTCAAGACGGAAGCCAAGCCAGGCGCCTCGGACGACGCAAAGAGAAAAGCCTTCGGTCGCGCTGCCGCTAAGCTGCTCGAAAAACGCAAGATCGGGCAGGCCAATGGGAGGGTTTGGCTAGTATGAACAGAAATTTAGAAAACCGGACATCGGACGGACAAGCCGGACAACCATGTCCCAAAACCGGACGGACAGGACATCCCCCTAAAGGGGTGTCCATGTCCGGTCCGGTGTCCGTCCTGTCCGGCCGTTCAGAATGGCGGCAGCAATGACCCCCGCAGAACTCGACGCCATCGCCTCTGGCTACGAGCGGCAATGGGGGATTGGTCGCCTGCCGCTGCTCGTCTCGCCCGAAACGGCGGCCCGCTTCCAGGCGGCGCTGGACATGCTGTCGGCAGACTGGCCGCCGGCCGGGCAGACTTGGGAAGCCGTGCGGGCCAGCATCGCCCGAGGCTGGGCGGCGCTGGATGGCGAGGCGCGCAAGCTTGGCCATGAGCCGCTGCCGGGGCCGGTGGCCGAGGCCGAATGGGAGCCCGGCAAGCTGTTCGCCGTGGCGCTCGACAACCACCACCGCCAGGCGCTCGACCTCCGCGCCAAGGCGGATGGGCGGCAGCACTACAGCGTCTGGACGGTGGCCGAGCTGGCGGTGCTGGTCCGGTCGATCCCCATCGTGTCGTCCATTAAGGACATGTTCCCCGGCGCCGAGATCCTGCCGCCGCGCTTGCCGCCTGTCGGCAGGGTTCCGCAGGACGCCATCCCATTCGGCGAGTGGGGCGCGGGCGATCCGCCGGGCAATGCTGCATGACGCCAGCGCGCCCATACGGCCCGGCCGGCGCGCATCGCTGGCCGTCGCGGTTAGAGCCTATCGTGCTTGCCACCCCAGGCGACCCAGCGGACACGCAGCGCATGGCGCTGGCGCTGCTTGCGGCCGGTTTCGTGGACCAAGCGCACGCCATGCTCGCCAGCGGCGCCGATGCAGGCTTCCCCGCCTGCCGCCACGCGGCTGGGATGCTGGAGCGCAACCCGCCCGCTGTGGCCGAGGCCCGGCGCATCCTGACGGCGGCGCTGGAGCAGGAGGGCGGCCAATGACGCCAGGATGGCCGCACAGCGCGATTGCAGGCGTGCCTGCTACCCCTACAGCGCAGGGCGCTCAAAACGCGCCTGCGGGCTTCCTAAAGGCTTCTAACGACAACCGCCCGCCGCCGCACGGCTGGCATAGCGGGAGCAATGCGCGATGACCCCATCAGAACGCGCGGCTTGGCGCGACGGCGTTGGTGATGCAGCCGTGTTCCTGCGCGCGATGGCGCGCCGCATCCGCGACAAGGCGAAGGGCTGCACCTTCGCGATGAGCAACGCCGCCACCCTAGAGCAAGCCGCCGACGCGCTGGCCGAGATGCCGATGGTGCGAGAGCCCACGGGCCTTGAGTTCCGCGCAGGATGACCGCCATGAGCCGACGCCGCATCGCTCGCCCTGTTGCCGAGCCTGTCTTCGACCTCGGCCCGCAGATCCGGCACCAGCGGGGCGAGCTGGTGCTGGAAGACGCGCCAGACCCGGATGCGCCTAACCGCACGGTCCGGCGCGCTCGCCGCGAATGGGCGCCGGATGTCCTGCTGCGGAACGGCACTATTGACCAAGGGCACCGCGACGCGGCCATCCGGCTACACGATGCCTATGCCCTAGGCGTCATGGGGGCGCGGGATCGGCTGGCCGTCTATGTGGACCGGACGGGCGCGCCGTCCGGTTACGCCGACGCTCAGCTTGCCGCCGCGACTGATTACCGCGAGGCCGCGCAGGCGGTCGGCATCGTCGCCATGTCGGCGCTGTCGTGGTGCGTCATCAGTCACGGCACGGTGGCCGGATGGGCTGAGTGCAAGGGCTGGCCGGTGCAGCGGGCGCAGGGGTATCTGCTGGCGGCGCTGGATCGGCTGGCCGAGCATTATGGCTTGACATGACTGCACGGTCTAAGGTAGCCATTTCGTTAATTGGTATTTCTGCGCCCGGGGCCGAGAGGCTGCCGGGCGTTGCCGTATCTAGCCCATGAAGCGCCTCACCTCTGCGCCGCCCCGTCTCGGCGCTGCGCCGCCCCGCCTCGCCAGCCCGGCAACCGCAGCATCCGGCTTCAGCCGAGCCGATGGGCTGAGCAGCACGGCGCGGGGCTATGGCCAGGACTGGCGCAGGCTACGCGAGCGCATCCTAACCGCCGAGCCGCTGTGCCGCTTCTGCTTCGAGGTCGGCCGCATCACCGCCGCCACCGACGTTGACCACATCGAGCCCTTCACCGGCCTGCATGACCCGCGCCGGCTAGATCCTGCCAACCTCCGCCCGCTCTGCCGCCCTTGCCACCTTCGCCGCACGGCGGGGCAGGCGAACCGCGGCGAGGGGTAGGGGGGGGGGTAAAAGCCTGGGGCTGCGGTGTCCGGGACCGCGTCCGACCGCACGCGCAGGTTTTTTCCCCTGCCCACACGCGAGGCACCCTGCTTGACCGCCATCCAATGGCCCGCTGATCGCGTAGAACGCCGCAGCGTGGCGTCCCTCGTGCCCTATGCCCGCAACGCCCGCACGCATTCCGACGAGCAAGTCGCGCAGATCGCTGCCAGCATCCGCGAGTGGGGCTGGACGACGCCGGTGCTGGTGGACGAGAACGGCGGCATCATTGCCGGCCACGGGCGCGTCATGGCGGCGCGGAAGCTGGGCCTGGCAGAAGTGCCGGTTATGGTGGCGGCCGGGTGGTCCGAGGCGCAGCGCAGGGCCTATGTGCTGGCCGACAACAAGCTGGCGCTGAATGCCGGCTGGGATACCGAGCTGCTCAAGGTTGAGTTGGGCGAGTTGCAGGGCGACGGGTTTGACCTGGGCCTGACCGGTTTTAGCGGCGATGAGTTGGCTGCGCTGCTGGCTGATGAAACGGCGGGCCTGACCGATCCGGACGAGGTGCCTGAGCCGCCCGCCGAGCCTGTGAGCGTGCTGGGCGATGTGTGGGTGCTGGGCCGGCATCGGATTGCCTGCGGCGACTGCACCGACGCGCTGGTGGTCGAGAAGGCGCTGAACGGCGTGAAGCCGCACCTCATGGTGACGGACCCGCCGTATGGCGTCGAATACGATCCGGGCTGGCGCGAAAAGTCTGGCCTGAACGGCCCGAACGCTGCGAAGGGCAAAGTTCTCAACGACGACAAGGCCGATTGGCGCGAAGCCTGGGCGCTGTTCCCCGGTGATGTGGCGTATATCTGGCATGCGGGGCTGTTCGCTGGGACGGTAGCCGACACTACGACGGCGGTCGAAAGCAAACCACGCTCTGGCAGATCGAGAAGCCCCGCAAATCCGAAACCGGCCACGGCACTCAAAAGCCCGTCGAGTGCATGAAGCGCCCGATCGAGAACAACAGCAGCGCCGGCCAGGCGGTTTACGAGCCGTTCAGCGGCTCTGGCACCACGATAATCGCCGCCGAGATGACCGGCCGCTCTTGCCACGCCATCGAGTTAAACCCGGCTTACGTCGATGTGGCCGTGAAGCGTTGGCAGGACTTCACGGGCCAGCAGGCCACGCTGGAAAGCGATGGGCGCACGTTTGCCGAGCTTGAAGCCGAACGGAAGGGAGGCGCTGCATGAGGGGCCGTCCCGCGTTTGCGCCGACCGACGACCAGCGGCGCCAGGTCAAGGCAATGGCGGCCTACGGCGTGCCGCAGGGCGATATCGCCACGGTGCTGAATATCGACGCCAAGACGCTCCGCAAGCATTTCTGGGTCGAGTTGCAGACCGGCTCGATTGAGGCGAACGCTAAGGTCGCGCAGAGCCTTTTCCAGCGGGCGACGACCGAGAAGGGCAGCGCTGGCGTTACGGCGGCGATCTTCTGGCTGAAGACCCGTGCCGGCTGGCGCGAGCAGCAGGCCGAAGAACTCGGCAAGAAAGAGCAGCGTGAGATCGTGGCCCGCACCGCCGAGCGCGGGACGGATTGGGAAGCGTTGCTCAACTAGCCGATGTGGGATCTGTCTTGCCCTGACTGGCCGGATCGCATTCGGGCAGGGGGCACGCTTTTGCCTGCGTTGCCGCTTGTGGCGGCGGAAGCGAACAAGGCTGCCGCGATCTTCGGCCGGCTGCGGCTGCCGGACGTAGTGGGCAAGCCGCCGCTAGACGAAGCGGCCGGCGATTGGCAGAAGGATATCGTTCGGGCGCTGTTCGGCTCATGGGACGGCAAGGCGCGGCATATCCGCGAATTGTTCGTCATGGTGCCGAAGAAGCAGTCCAAGACGACAGCCGGCGCGGCGGTCATGGTCACGGCGCTGCTGATGAACAAGCGCCCGAGGGCCGAGTTTCTGATTGTCGCGCCGACGCAGGATGTGTCGGACTTGGCCTTCCGCCAGGCGGTCGGGATGATCGAGGCCGACGAGGTTCTGGCGGCCAAGTTCCACATTCAAGAGCACATCAAGCGCATCACCTTTCGCCCAACCGGCGCCTTTCTGAAGGTTAAGAGCTTCGACCCGAAGATCGTCACCGGCACCAAGCCGGCGGGCATCTTGCTGGACGAGCTGCACGTTATCGCCGAGGCCCCGGACGCGGATCGCGTCATCGGGCAGTTGCGCGGCGGGCTGATCAGCCAGCCTGAGGGCTTTCTGGTCACGATCACGACGCAGAGCGAGCGCCAGCCGTCTGGCGTGTTCAAGGCAGAGTTGACCAAGGCCCGCGCGGTGCGGGATGGCACGCTGAAGGCGCCCATCCTGCCGGTGCTGTATGAGTTCCCGCCCGGCGTGGCCTGGGATGACCCGGCGAACTGGCACATGGTCACGCCGAACGCCGGCCGGTCCATTACCGTCGAGCGGCTGGTGCCGGATTACGAGGCAGCGAAGGCCGGCGGCGATGGCGAGCTTCGGCGCTGGGCGTCGCAGCATCTCAACGTCGAGATCGGCCTGGCGCTGCGGTCGGATGGCTGGGCTGGCGGTGAGGATTGGGAAGCGCAGACCGACAAGGCCATCACGCTCGACGCCATCCTGGCGCGGTGCGAGGTGGCCACCATCGGCGTCGATGGCGGCGGGCGCGATGACTTGCTCGGCCTGGCGGTTGTTGGTCGCGAGCGCGACACGGGCCGCTGGCTGACTTGGGCGCGGGCTTGGGCGCATCCGGTGGTGCTGAAGCGACGGCAGGACATCGCAGCGCGGCTGCGGGACTTTGCCGCAGACAATGAATTGCGGATGGTTAAGCGCATTGGCGATGACATGGCCGAGCTGGTCGCGATCTGTGCTGAAGTGCGGGATGCGGGGCTGCTTCCCGAACGGCACGCTATCGGCATCGACCCTGGCAACAGCCATGCGGCGGTGGATGCGCTGACGGGCGCGGGCTTTGCCGCCGAGCAGATGGCGGCGGTGTCGCAGGGCTGGCGGCTGGGCGGCGCAATCAAGCTGACTGAACGGAAATTGGCAGAGGGCGCGCTGTTCCACGCGGGACAAAGCCTCATGGCCTGGTGCGTGTCGAACGCAAAGGTTGAGCCGAAAGGAAACGCAATGCTCATCACGAAGCAGGCGTCGGGCTCGGCCAAAATCGACCCGCTAATGGCGATGTTTAACGCGGTCGAGCTGATGGCCCGCGCGCCGGCCACTGTTGATCCGCGGGTGGTGCTGTTGTGAGTATCCTGTCCCGCGTCGCAAAGTGGTTTGCGCCTGAAAACTCGGTCGATAGTTCGTTTATTCGGCGCGGAAAGCTGGAATACGAGGCGCTGACGGGCGGTTTGCCTAGCACGGCGCCAAGCGAGCAAGCGGCGCTATCGGTGTCGGCTGTGCATGCGTGCGTGCAGCTCATCGCGGGTGCCATCGCGTCGCTGCCGATGCACATCTACCGCCGCGCGGCGGATGGCGACCGCGACCGGTTGCCGAATGATGATCTGTGGTGGACGCTGAACGAGCAGTTCGCGCCCCGCTGGCCGGCGGCGGCTGGCTGGTCATTCCTTGTCGGTTCTAAGCTGCTGCACGGCGATGGCTTCGCGGAAATCGTGCGCGGGCCTGCCGGCCGCATTGCTGGGCTCGTGCCGATCCATCCGAACCGCGTCCGCGTGATTGCGACGCCTGACGGCTCGCGGCTGGTCTATGAGATCCAGCCTGACAAGACGATTGAGAGTCCTTCGCCTGAGGCGGCGAAGATGCGTATTCTCGATCAAGATGACATGCTGCATGTGCCCGGCTTCGGCTTTAACGGGCTGCGCGGCCTGTCGCCGCTGCGGCATGCGTTGCGTGTCAGTGGGCGGCTTGCGATCAGCGCGCAGGACTTCTCGGCGCGGTTCTTGGACAACATGGCGCGCCCGGATTACGCGCTGAAGGCGGCCGGCAATCTGACGCAAGCGCAGATCGACCGGCTGCGCGAGATGCTGGAGCAGCAGCATCGCGGCCCGCTGAACGGCGGCAAGCCGATGATCCTTGAAGGCGGCCTCGACATTAAGACGCTGACGATGCCGCTGGAAGAAATGCAGCTCCTGGAAACCCGGAAGTTTCAGGTCGAGGAAATCGCCCGCATCTACGGCGTGCCGGGCTTTATGATCGGCTACACCGACAAGACGACAAGCTGGGGCAGCGGCGTCGAGGCAATGGGCGTGGGCTTTGTTCGGTTTACGCTGCGCGATCACCTTAACGCATTCCAGAACGAGATGAACCGGAAATTCTTCCGCACAGCCTCGCGCGTGGCCGAGTTCGACACGACGGAACTGGAACGCGCGGACACCAAGTCGCTGTTTGAGTCGCTGCGTGTCGCCCTTGGGCGCGCTGGCGAGCCTGCATTTATGAGCGTCGAAGAGGTGAGATCGGTGCTTAATATGAGCCGAACCGTCCGCGGGCAATTGCCCAGCGCGGTGCCGGCGCAGCCAAGTGAGGCGTCGGCATGAACCCCTACATCCGCATGTTGCAGGCCAACAAGGGCCGGGGGCATGGCAT